CTTGCTCACTACCTTGTACCCCCCCTTGACTTTCCTGATCATCGAACAGCTCCAGCCTGGCCTCATTCTCCTCAGCCAGTTTTTTTATGGTTTCATCAACATTTTTTACCCAGGGATGGTTTGCAAGGGCGGTTTCCTGGTCTATTGTCCCCTTGCTCTTGATCACGTTGTCAATGGTTTCTGTCTCGTTGATTAAAAGGTTTTTGTTGAATACAACCTGAAGGCCGGACGTATCTATATCCAATCCATCTTTGATCTTTGTGTATTGCGCCAAAAACCATACAAGCTCCTTCACCGCGACAGTTAACGATCTCATAGTCCCATTGCATTTGATTTCCATCGGCGTGAACAACCACCTCAAAGCCACCCCGGACGGGCTATTTCCAAATACATCTGTTTTGGGATTCAATCCTCTCCCAAATATGAAGATATTCTCCTCTAACCTGTCAAGGTGTGAATCGCGCGGGTCTTTCGGTATCTCGACTTTCTGTGTCTCTACCCCGCCCTCCTCGTCAACTTGGATAGCCCGGTACTTCTTGAGATTCGTCCTAAACTCATTTAAATTCTGCCCCTGATAGCCTTTTAGAACCCAGTACGCCTCTTGAATATCCTCAAGGTTATTTGAAAACTCAGATATGTTCAAATCATAATCATCAATCATCGGTTTTAGTACTGTCAAATCTGATTGGAATTCCGCGTTGTTCTTCAGGACTATAAACGGGACTTTCCCCCAGGACCCGCTTTTCTCTGTGCCCTCGACCTTACGCCCGGCCATGACCATTGATTCAATCCAATGAGGCCGCGGATTCACCGGCTCGTCGGGATCAAGTATGTATTCCCCGCCGTCCTCTTTTTGAACGTAGTATTTTACCTGATCCTTGTCCCACCATTCAACCTTATATCCTGTTTTCTTGACTTTATTTGTGTCAATGTATTCAAATTCATAATATCTTATCACGTAAATCAAATCCCTCTGATAAAGCGAGTCGTAAATAAGGATGCACTGCTCGGCTGGGATTATGGCAAAGTCAAACTCGCCCTTCTCGTTTATGAACGGGTGCAACGTTTCATATCCCTTGACTCCCGCGCCCTTGATATACTCAATCATGGTCTCATCGAAATATTCATCCGTTATTGTCTCGGCCAGCTCAACGACCGGATCATTTTCATCCTCGCTTTTAAACGTGATCGGATTTCCGCAGATATAATTGGATTTCTGGTCAACAAGATAAGTCAGGAACGGATGAACAACCTGGTTATTTGTGGCGTTGTCATCCGTGTATTCTATGCCATCAACCCAATATTTTATTTCCCTGTCCAGAATATCATGGTCACCTTTGTAATAGTCTATTCCGTCCTGCATATCAGTTTTTGCGGTCTCGTCTGCGTCTATCAAATCCCCGATGATCTGGCTGTCCTGAAGCATCCCAGTTACGGCAAGGCGGGCGTTTATTAAGTCCTGTTCTGTGATATACATTCTTTCCTCACTTTAAAAATTTAACTGTTTTTGGTCCCATGTTTTCAGCCACGCCGGTTAAAGCGTCCTCGGCATCATCATTCTTCGCTTTGCCCTCTTTTTGAAAAGCGTTGATATGTTCCCAAAATGCGGGCCATCTTGTTGCAGCATCCACAGGGAAAAAAATGTTTTCCATGACATTATTTGACTGGGAGATTATCCGGCCTTGTTTGTTCTGGGACTGATGAAACCATTTGATTATTATATCCCTGCGCTTGTATTCGTCCCAGAGAATCCGCTGAACGTTCCTGGCAAACCCGCGCCCGCCCGAGTTACTTTCAATCTTGCAGAGATTTACGTTGAAATCCATCAATCTCTTGGCTGTCTCTGGCTCGGTGATCTCCATGCCGGCCTTCGTGTAATATACGTCTAAAACATACGCCCGGCCCTGGTAGAATCCATAAATAACACAGCATAGCCAGTCATCCCCTTCGTCCGCCGTGTCAATGTAGGCATAAACCGGTGCAATCAAAGACTTGTGATTGTTGTCCTCGGGTAAATCGGTATATTTTTTCAAACTCGGATAAAGTTTCCCGATGATGTCAATGGGTTCTTGGTGATAGTTTGCCGCAAAAATTTCCGGCATCATAGGCCCTTTTATATCATTATACTTGTCTTTAGAAAGAAACTCAGGGCACAGCATTTCACCCGTTGTTTTGTCCATTGCCTCCATTTTGAGAACATACCACTTTTCAGGCTCAATCTGAAGCAACCGGCCACACGGATCGCCCTTGCTCCACCTGGTCATGCACATGACCTTGAGCGTATCCTGTACCCGGGGTTCTATTCGGGAAAGAAAAGTTGAAGTGTATCTTTGCCAGACATCCTCACAATGATTTTCGTTAAGTGCCTCGATGGCCCCTTTTATCGGGTCATCCACAAGCTGAATTGTACCGCCTTTTGAAGTTACAGACCCCTGAACGCCTGACCCTAAATAGTTGAAATGCTGACCCTCTAACGCCCATTTATAAGCAGATGCCGACCCCTGCTTAACTTTCGTATTTGGGAAAACATCGCTAAATACTATATCATCCGGATCAATCTTTTCCATCGTGATGCCATCTCTGGCGTATTTAGAGAAATCCCCAGCTGTGTCATCATTGTATGACCAAGTCAAAATCCTGTGACTGTTATCCTTCCCCAGTGCCCAATCGGTCCAATGAACCAGGGTTCTTGTCTTTCCAAATCTCGGAGGAATATTAATCATTAAATTTTTATAGACCTTGCCGGAGGGATCAAGCGGAAGCCCGAAAAAGAAATTGTTTAAAACCGTGCATAATTTCACCAGATGCAGCCGGTCATCCCTATAAAACTCAGGATCAATTACCTTGCAGTAATGCCAGAATGAACGTCTCGCCAGGACTATTTTAGATGCCTTGCTTAATATCCTTTTTTCTCGGTCCGTCAAGATAAGCATTTTCTTCCAGTTTCTTTGTTTCCTCTTTTTCGAGTTTCTCAATCAAGGTCTTTATCGCTTCATTGGGATCAGCCTTCATGTTCATGTCTACGTCCTGCTTGTCCCGCCATTTCTCTCTTCGTCTGTTCTTGAGCCAAAATATCAATGACGTTGGATTCGGGGGATAATAAGTCCCATTAGGACCAGTAAAGCCCATTGCACTCTTGAACAAAGACCCTTCAACTTCATCATCTGGCTGTACTTTGCCTCTTTTTAGGGCATCCCGTAAGTCATCATGTTCTTTGAGATATTTATAAAAACAATTTCTGCTAAGACCAAGTTTTTTAAATATTTGCTCGTCTGTCATCCCCTCTTTGGCATAGGCCTCGACCAGCTCGGGGAAATTGTCTTGATATTTACTCTTTGCCATCGAATAGATACTCAATAAAAAACGAAATGAATGACCCGACAAATGATGCCAGAAAATCCTTTATACAGAATCCTTCCCCTCCTAAATATCCGTACCTTTCACAGTGCATAAATCCGTCTTTAATCTCCCAGGCCAAATTTAACCCGGCAGTTATGAATAAAGATTCTACCGGACCGAACTTTTTCCTTGATAAAGCATATATCCCGCATCCTTCATAAAAATGCTCTTCTTTGTCATATTCAAAAACAATCCCGCTTTTACTCTCCCATGTACTATGAGATACCCTAAAATCTGCGAAAAGATTTGTACAAATTAAAATCAATGTAATTACAATGTATTTCAAATCTTTCCCTCATAATTATAAATATTCATTGGCAATTTCCAATAATATTTATTTTCGGTTTCATATATTTTATCATCAAACCCTCAAAATCCTCTTCATCCCATATTACAGCCAATTCCAATGCAGATAATTTTGCAACTGGGAAAATTGAGTATTCAGATTTTATAATTGGCAGACAATATTCGGCACAATCCACCCTTCCCCATAACTCTATAATCCAATCCATTGATTTTGGTAAATGTCGTACTATTTCTCCAGCAATATTCGAAATAGCCCTATATCTTCCATCCCCATTTTCCATAAAATGACATTTATAATTACCAAACCACCTACTCCATATATTCCATCTGCTAATTCCAATATATAAAATAGTTTTGTTTTCGTCTTTTATTATATATAAACATTCATTTTTTTCCTTGTAATTCCTATCTGCAAAATCCTTAAATCTTAATTTATTGATACCCTTGAAATGATTATTAAAATAATTTTTATCTTGTTCTGAAATTGTTATCATTCAAATCTTCCCTTCATAAACAATATGTTGCACCATTCTCTCACAAAGACAGTATTTATTCGACAGGTCCGTTATAATATCAATCGACCTTTCCCCTTTTTCTTTCCGCTCTTGGAACTCCCTCTTGATTTGCCAATTCCGCGCCGAATGTTTGTCAATGTACTGCCTGTCAATCAGAAACTCCAAAAGTTCAGCCATAGAGTATTTCGACAGGATCGGTTCAAGGTCTATCTCGTTCAAGTCTTTTATACCCTTTCACTTTTAAGATAATATAAGTCAATAGAAAATCACC